CGAACTTAGACCAACTGCCGATGTAGGCATGATTTGGGTACGCTAATAAAGGAGAATAGATGGGCTTGTTAGATCGCCTAGCCGCTAAAGTAGCGGAGCAGATTACTAAAGCGCCAACGCTTGCGCCAACGGCTTCTCCAGTCAATGTGAACGCTCTTACCAGCACCGATACTCAGCACTACAACGCTGACCCTATGTATCGTGATCCTGTTCTTGGCAACGCACCATTTCCTGCCGCAATTCCGCTTTATCCAAATGCGATTAACCCACTCAATCCACGCACAAACCGCGCAGATCCACGCCGTTATGAATTCTTGGTTGCTCAGAACATCAACCTTTTTGAGAACCGCCTCGTACCATTTAAGACCCTTCGCGTAGCCGCAGATCAGATTGATATTCTTCGCCGTTGTATTGAAGTTCGCAAGGCTAAACTTACAGGGCTTGATTGGGATATCGTTCTTTCAGATTCGGCTACTGAACGCATTATCGCTGAGGCTGGTGGCAATCACCTACGCGCTATGGCTGATGCCCGTGAAAAGTTTGCACCTGAGATTGCTCGCCTTCGCAAGTTCTGGGAAACCCCTGACCCTGCTAATGGACTTACCTTCGTTGATTGGCTAGGAATGGCGATCGAGGAGATGGATGTTCTTGATGCGCTTGCTATCTGGCCTCAAGCAACCATCGGTGGCGAGATTCGCGGATTGCAGATTCTGGACGGATCAACCATCAAGCCACTTCTTGATGATCGCGGTATGCGCCCAGATCCTTCAGTTGGCCCTGCTTACCAACAGATTCTCTTTGGCTTCCCACGCTCTGAATTCCACGCACCAGTAGATGATGAAGATGCAGATGGTGAGTTCTCAAGCGATGAACTTGCTTACCTCATCCGCAATCGCCGCGCTAACTCAATCTGGGGATATTCACCAGTAGAGCGCGCTCTTCCAATGGCAGATATCTACCTTCGCCGCCAGCAATGGATCAAGGGCGAGTTCACAGATGGCGTAATGCCTAAGTCATGGCTTGAACTTCCAGAATCAGCCAACCTCACACCTGAGCAGATTCGCTACTACGAGAACATCTACAACGATGAACTTGCAGGGCAGACCGAGCAGCGTAACCGTATGCGTATGCTTTTGCCGGGCGGCGTTCTCAAGTTTGAAGAAGGCTACTCAGAAAAGTTCTCTGATCGCTTAGACGATTACCTCATCACCTCGATCACAGGACACTTTGGCGTTCTTCCTACTGAACTTGGATTCTCTGCCAAGACTGGTCTTGGTGGTTCAGGTCATCAGCAGGGCGAGAAAGAAGCCGCAGAAGCAATCGGTATTACCCCAACTGCTAAGTGGCTCTCTCAGCAACTCTCAGCCCTTTCCTATCGCTGGTTGGGTATGCCACGCGAACTTGAATTCCGCTTGTCATCAAGTGATGCCACAGATAACGAAGATTCAGCCAAGCGCGATGATCTCAAGAAGCGTTCTGCTGGTATGACCGTGAACGAATGGCGCGATGATAACGGATTGCCTCTTATTGATACTCCAGAAGCAGATATGCCGTTCCTTGTTGCAGGTCAATCAGTCTTTATGTTCACTCCAGATGGTGTAGTTGCTGCCGGAACTTCACTTGATGAAAATGGTCAGCAAGATGGCGAGCCAAGCGCAACAGAAGCCCCTGAAGCGCCTGAAACTCCTGAGCCAAAAGCAGAGCCAGCACAGGAAGAAGTTAAGAAGTTCATTCGTTGGGTAAATCGCGGAACCGCTACCCGCCCATTTAACTTTGAACATCTAGACCACGCTTACGCCGAGGTTCTTAACAAGTTCATTGATGCGAAAGACCTTGACGGCGCTCGTTGGTATGCTGAACGCTATTTGGGGTTGTAATGGAGTGGCATGGCGCGTTAGTGCGCCTATCTGCTAAACACGCAACACAAATCCGCAAAGGATTTAGAAGCGCATTTAACGCCGATGATATTACTGAGGCGTTCTTTAACGCTTTCCTTGGTCATACTGAGGTAACAAATCAGCAAGTAAGGGATTGGGCGCGAGTCCATATCACGCCTAACAAAACTGCTCTGATTGCATCCCTTACACCAATCTATGCAGATGGTTGGGTTCTTGGTACTACTGCTGGCGGGGTAATGATTAACAGAAGCCTCAAAAAAGCAGTCACACCTGCCAATGTTGGCGTTGTTAATTGGGATACTTGGAAACCCGGCAACCAAGCCGCCGCAACTCTTATTAAACCCCCGGGTGGATTGCAAAGATTGCTTGATAGTCGCGGTTTAGTTATTGACGGTGTAAGCAATACAAAGTTAGACCGCATTGGAACTGTTCTCGGTAATGCCTTAGAGTTAGGTATTACTCCTAAACAAGTTTCGATAATGGTGGATCAAGTTATCAACGACCCTCAGCAAGCCTTGACGATTGCACAAACTGAAATGAGTAATGCCGTAGTTCAAGCAGAACTTGCTCAGTATGCAGATTCAGGCGTTGAGATGGTTGAGTGGCTTGTGGCTGATCCTTGCGAGGATTGCCAAGTCAATCTTGATGCTTCCCCTATTTCCATTGGTGATGATTGGCCTAATGGAGATGCACCCGTTCACCCAAACTGTATGTGCGACATAGCCCCTTATATTTCCGACACCTCAAACCTCTAGGAGAAAAGCAATGGCACTAATCCAAACCAATAACACGGTAGGAACAACCGCTCAGGTTGTATTTACTATTCCAGCAGGAATTCGCCAGAATGTTCCTGTTTATATTGACAATCTTGATACTAACCCTATTTGGATTGGTGATGCTGGTATTACCACATCAGGCGCAACTCAGGGAATCAAACTTGCCGCAGGTGCAAGCCGCCAACTTTGGTGCAATGGTACGGATCAAATTTATGCCATCTCTGCTGCTGGTACTGGCGCAGGACTTGTTGTAGTAACCGCATCGGTCTAAGGAGAAAATATGGAAAGAGATTTCACCACCGCTTATGCCTCCATTCTCAAGTTTGATGAGAATGAAGATGGAACGCTCATGGTCTATGGCAACGCCACAGATGACTCATTAGACCTCGATCAGCAGATTTGCGACCCTGCATGGCTTGAGAAGGCTATGCCGGATTGGTTCACATCAGGTGGAAATATCCGTGAGATGCACGGCCCTAACGCGGCGGGAGTAGCCAAGGAATATGAAAACAAGAACGGCAAGCATATTATTGGTGTCCATGTTGTTGATCCTTTGGCAGTTAAGAAGGTTAAGACTCAGGTTTATCGCGGATTCTCAGTAGGCATTAAAGCCCCTCGCGTAGTACGCGACAACAAGGCTGCTAACGGTCGAATCATTGATGGTTCAATCATTGAAGTTTCTCTAGTAGATCGCCCCGCCAACCCTAACGCTAAGTTGATCTTGGCTAAGTCGGTCGATGGAGAAAGTTCACTTGTTCAAGTTGAGGAAATGCACGATTTCAAAGCGCCTCTACCTACACAGGTGTTCAAAAATATCAAGACCGAGAAAGGGTCAAAGATGGAAACAATTAAGCAGATCACGGAATTGGCTAAGTCTTTGACAACCGACACCGTGAAGTTTGACCAAGTGGCATTTGATGCCGCCCGCCGCGCAGTTGCGGCACTCATTGTTGCTGAAGCCTCAGAAATGGGCGAAGGCGCAGATGAGAGTTATTCCCTAAACCAACTCGTTGAAGTCGCTAACCATCTTATTGCTTGGTATCAAGGCGAAGTTCAAGAAGGAGAAGCAGCACCTATGTCAGATATTGAACTCTCTGCCGAGGCAGAAATTGTAAAAGAACCAGATACCACTATGGGTTGCAAGTGCGATGGTTGCAAGTCCTGTAAGGGTTGCGATTCAAAGATGTGTTCTGGTCACATGGATTACGCTAAAGACTCACACAAGGAAATGGGAGCAGACAAGTCTGCTACTGGCAAGTGCCTTGAGTGCGGTTGCGATACACCGGGCGAAGCACATGGCCGCACCGATGTAACTACTGCCGAGATGATCGATCTTGGCGCTGAAAAGTCTGCTGAAGCAGATGCCCCTGTTGATGTTACTGCGATGATCGCAGAAGCAATCACAGGGCAAACTCCAGAAGTTTCTGAGGATGAAACCTCAGAAGATGAGGGTCTAAAAGCCCTTGTTGCAGAAGCCGTTAAGAGTGCTATGGAAAAGTTTGAAGCAGAGAAAGCATCTCTAGTTGCTGAAAAAGAGTCAGCAGTAGAGAAGGCTTTGAGTCTTGAAACCGAACTAGCAACGGCACTAGAAAAAACCGTTGCAGGTGGGCCAAAGCGCACCGCAACACAACTATCAACAGAAACTCAGAACGCGCATATTACCAAGGCTTTGCAGTTTAAGGCTAAGGCAGATGCTTCGACTGATCCTCTCCTCGCTCGCGGATACCTAGAAATGGCTGATGATGAATTCAAGGCCGCAGGTATCGGTAAGCAAACACTCTAAACGAAAAGGAAAATCATGCCTAACGCACAAGAAATGTTTGGCGCAACTGCGCCAAAGGACTTGGCTGCTAAGAATGAGGCCTTTGAAACTGCTCTAAAGTCAGCAGTTGCAGAGCCAAATCTTGATCCAATGTTCAAGCAGAAAGTAGATGCTGGACTTCCACAGGCTTTTGCTAAGAAGTCACTATCTGCTGATGGTGTTGCTGCTCTCAACAATGCTCTTGCGACTTCAACCGCAGACATTGCTAAGGATATCAGCCTTACATCACCACTTAACTCATCCTTCGCAGCCTTCGACCTCGAAGCACCTGCTAAATACCTCGTACCAGTTCCAACACCACTTCGCAACAAGTTGCCTCGTACCAAGGGTGTCGGTACTGCTCACCGCATCAAGCGTATTACTGGATTCTCTAACGCCATCACAGGCGCAGGAAACATCCACCCGGGTATCACAGAAACCACGCAGAATAACTTTGCGGTCAATGGTTCTGCTAACCCACTCTATCTAAACCGTGGCCCAAAGATCTCTTATACTGCTGATGATAAGATTTTTGCTTATTCTTCATTCGGTTTAAGCGATGATGTCACATTTGATGCTCAGTATTCAGGTCTTGGATACCAAGATTTGATCGCTACATCTGCTCGTACCCTCCTTTACTCAACAATGCTTGCTGAAGAGAAGATGCTCCTTATGGGTCGCGGAACTTCAGGTAACGGATTCTCTGGCGCACTTACTGCTCCAACAATCACCGCTACTGCTCGTACTGCTGCGACAGGTGAAACACCTATCTCTGCTGGTACTAAGGTATGGGTCAAGGCTACATCTGATGCTGGCGCATTTGGTGACTCAGTTGTATCTTCAGTTGCTTCTGCAACTCCAGATGGATCAACTCAGGTTATCGATGTTGTCGTTTCAACTGCAATCGCTGGCGCTCTTGGATACAAGGTATTCTCAGGCGTAGGCGCTTCTGAGCCTGCTGATACTGCAAAGTTCTATCAGGGTCGCACCGCTACTCTCAAGTTCACCCTTCAGGGCGTTCTTGCTACAACTGGCGATGTTGCTTCTAACCACGCTGCTGATACATCTGCTTATGGTGCTGGTTATGACGGTATCCTCGCTTATGTTCTTGGCGCACAGTCAGGTTACAACAACAACATCAACACAACATTCTCAACAAGCAACCCGGGCGTAGAGTTCCAGACTGCTTTTGCTGCAATGTACGCTAACAACCTTGCTAACCCAGATGAGATTTTCCTCAATGGTGCAGATCGCAAGCAGTTGTCAGACTCAATCAAGAATGGCTCAACTGCTAACTACCGTCTAAACCTCGCTCAGAATGAAACTGGCGATTATGTCGGTGGCGCAGTTATCGGCGCACTCCACAACGAAGTAACAGGAAAACTCGTAGATCTTACAGTTCACCCTTATCTTCCACAGGGCGTTGCTCCAATCCTTTCTTATGTCCTTCCATTTGAGAACTCAGAAGTTTCAAACCTCTGGGCTGCCGTGAATGTTCAGGATTACACATACCTCAACTGGCCTAAGATCCAGTTGCAGAACGAAGCATCAACCTACTATCGCGGAACATTCGTGTCATACGGCCCATCATGGTCAGGCGCAGTTTCAGGTATCAAGGCTGCTTAGTATCACAACGATTGAGAGCGCATCGCAAGGTGCGCTCTCTCTCACCTAGAGAGGGCAAATTATGACAAAGATGATTCCACCAAAGGGTATGACCAGTATTTCTGTTGATACTCGACATGGTAAGAAAAGCAAGTTTGTTGGCAAAGATGGATTGCTCGATATTAAAGATCCTAAACTTGTCAAGAAACTCAAAGAAGAAGGCTTAGGCGTAGCGAGCGCAAGCGGCGTTATCCAAAACATTTCAGCAGTCGGTTTTCCTTGTAAGGCTTGCGGGTTCGGTTCATTCTTCAAAAAATGCTCAAAGTGCGGAGAAATAAATGGCTAATGCTTATTCCAACACAACTCATCAGTTCTCCACCCCTTACCTGACCCTTGACGAGTTCAAGAACGCTCCTACCGCTATTGATATCTCAAACCTAGTATTCAACTCTCAAGATCCAGATGTGCAGGATGCCGAACTCTCTAATGTGATCGCCCGCGCCTCATCGTGGATTGACACCTATTGCAATCAGGTTCTCGCGGCTACAACCGAGAGCGAAAATATGCGCGCTCGCATCTATCAGGATGGAACGCTTCGCATCCACCCACGCTACAACCCCATTATTGCGCTTGTTGCTTTCAGTTATGGCAACCCAACCTCGCAGATGAACACAGTTCCCGATCCTTCTATTGCTTGGATCGAAGATCAGCAGATTATTATTCCTTGCGGAAACCTAGGCTTTAACTACTCCACACAAGGCCCACTTCAATTCGGACTTCCTGCAAGCCCACGCTCTGAGATGTTTATTAACCTCAAGTATGTTGCTGGATACGCCAACACAACCATTGTCACCGCAACTGCTGAACAATCTACCGTTGTAGTTGCCGATCCAACAGGCATCACCGCCAACTCAACACTACGCATCTATGATGGCTTCAACTCAGAATTAGTTACAGTTGCCAGCAATCACACCTACGGAAACGCAACCGTAGCCCTTGCTGCTCCATTGGCTTACTCGCACAATGCAGGGGTTTCAATCTCTGCCCTACCGCCAGCAATTAAAGAAGCGGCAATCCTCGTCACAACCGCTTTCCTCAAGGTTCGTGGAGATTCCTCAATGACTATGGGTATCTCAACTAGCGCATCACAAAGCACACCCGGCAAGGACAAACTCAGCGATGAGATTGCGCTCGCTAAAGAGTTGCTTATGCCTTACCGCAGGGTCAGATAATGGCAGTAGGTCGCAAAGAAGCCAGAGATACAATCGCTACCTTCATCAAGCCACCGCAGGTAGATGGTATCAATCAGGTCTTTACCTCGTTTCCTAAGCGTATTAACTTTGAGGTTAATGCCCTGCCTTCGCAGAGAAACCGTTGTGCTGCCGTAGTCTTTATTGAGTCGGAAACAGAAACTCGTATTGGCTTGGGTGGTTATACCGCCGCAGGTGTGGCTACGGGCATCAAGAAGGTTGATTACTCAGTAGCAATCCAACTCTTTCACCATTCTCTAGAAAACAATGCTGAAGATGCTATGGCTGACTTTGATAATGTCATAGACAACCTCAAAAACCGCCTTCGCTCAGATCACCAATTTGGCGATAAATCAGGCGTACTTGTATGGCAAGCAGCAGAGCCAGTCATTAAAACTTCTTACGGCGAGCCAATGTCTAGTAACGGTACTGCTACCGAAACTTGGGCAGTTGTGAGATTCGATGTTACCCAAATGATTAACGCATAGGAGAAATCATGCAGTTCACTTACAACGGCTCAGATGAGCGAGTTTTTCCAAGTATCGCAGTAACAGTTCAACCCGGTGACACTTTTGAAGCGCCTGAAGATTTCAGCGCAGCAAATGTTTCATCAAAGCCCACCAAGTCCAAGCCAACAGTAGGAGATGAATAATGGCACTAGCACAACCATCCGTTAAGTCGTATTTAGGCGTTGCCCTAGAAACGACAAAAGGAACACCCGTAACGGCTACAAATTTTGTGCCAGTTACCATGAACAGTTTTAAGCCTGTTGATGTAATCGCACCTCTTTACGACACAGGGCTTCGTGGCTCACTCGTTGAGAACTACGCCTATGTTCAGGGGCGCCGTCACACAACCATTGATTTTGGTGGGCCAGTATTCGCTGACACAATCGGCTACTGGATTGCTGGCGTACTTGGCGATGTAACCACAACAGGTTCATCAGCCCCTTACACCCACGCTATTGCGGTTAAGAACGCCGTAGGAACAACTGGCGATGCTCAGCCAAAGGCTCTCACCATCACAGACTTCTACTCAGCAAATACTCGCCAATATCCAGGCGCTCAGATTACAGACTTTGGTCTTACATTCAACGCTGATGGAATGTTGGAATACACGGTCAAGGCTATGGGCTTCCCATCAGTTACTACAACTGCTCCAGCTCCATCGTTCTCAACAGTTCTCCCTACTCAGGTATGGACTGGAACAGTAACAGTTGGTGGATCGCAGATCGCTTATGTCCGTACCGGAACCCTTGACCTCTCACGCAAGTCAGAGGCTATTTGGGGTCTATCTAATACTCAATCTCCATATCAGGTATTCCTTGGCGCTCTAACTGCTAAGGGTAAGATCACCTTTGTTATGCAAGATGATGCAGAACTTACTCGCTACATCACCAACACTCAGCCAGCCCTTACCTTCAACTTCTCAACAGGAACAGGCGCAACTGCAACTCAGGTTCAGTTCACTATCTCAAAGGGCGCTTATGTAACTGGCGCTATTGAGCGCAACGCTGATTATGTTGAAGTGACCGTAGATATCGAAGGTCTTGGAAATACAACAGATGTTGGCGCAACTGCTGGCTATTCACCTGTTAAGTTCACGCTTCAGAACGCACTCCCAAGCG